AACCCGCCACCCAAGGCTTCACCAAACGCCGTGCGAGACTCAGGCGAAGTGAACAAACTCTTGATGCCGCCCATGACGGAGGGCTGTTGAAGAGTAGGAAGTTTGTTGGTAGCAACTTCTGCGAGAGGGTTGACACTCAATCCCGGAAGAGCCTTACCAGCAAGAGGGTCAGTAAGTTCTTTGATTTTAGACGTTGCCAACTGCGGGGCGCTTGTCGTGCCTCCGACTTGTTCAGCAATTTTAGGAAGTTCCTGAAGTTTTTTCAGTTCCTCAGCCCCGATTGCCGGGGCTTGAGATGCAGCAGCATTCGCAGCAGCCGATGCCGCTCTCAACGACTGGGTGATGTTCGCACCGCTGTATGCGCCAAGGCCCGCTTCAAGACCCTTCTTGAGGTCGCCCTCGATGAGCGCGGTAGCGCCGCCGACCAGCAGTCCCGTACCCAACGTGGCGTTGCCGAACCCGATGGTCTTGGCGAGCGATCCAAGACCGGGGATGCTAGGCACCACCGCGCCGATGATGGTCGGCAGGATCTTCTTGAGGATGTTGGCTTCGTAGAGTCCGGTCTGCGGATTGATGGTCAGACTGCCGCCGTGGGCCAGCGCAAGAGCCTGAAGACCCTTGACCTCTTCGGGGGCCATGTGGACAAGCATGGAGTCACCACGCCGACCACGCGAAGCGAGGGTAGACGCTATTCCAGATTCAGGGGCACGATACATACTACGCTCCTAGGCCAGACATCCAAGTCACCGTCACGATGACTGAAGGAATCTCAGGGATATTGCCAGACGCAGGAGCAGCCAATAGCACTACATCGGTGCTAGGGGACTCCCATGCGATCTCTATATAATCATTCTGTTTGAGGGTCAATAGCCAGTTCCATGCAGCGACTTTCTCGTCGTTGTTGCCGGAAATGATCATCTTGGTAGCCGAATGGGGGAGGTTCTCACCGTTGACGCGGAGCCAGATATAGCAGGTCGCGCTACCGCCTCCCGTCTTGTCCAACTGGGCCGAGAACTGGACGTTGTACACACCTGTCTGCGACACGTAGATCCGGTCACTATCACGCCTGATGGCGAACTGGGTCACCCCGTTCACCTCGTAGACGTTGTTGAACTGCATCAAATTGACCGCGCTAGCCACCGGGTTTGTCTGCGTAGTCGTGTCGTAGAACGACCCATGAGGCAACGGCGAGTTGACCTTGTTCGTCAGCGCGATGAAGAAGAGCCGCAGCACGTTGGCGAACTGGTCGTGGTACCGACCGTCATACTGGTTCGGCGCATTCGGCAAGTTCGGCGGGACGATGTTCAAAGCGGGCATCAGCGTCTCCCATCCGGACGGACATCGATACGCATTGAACCCATCTGCCACGCTACGCCAAGCGCCGTGGACTCGATCCGGAATGCCATCTGCCTACCCCGGATGCGGGTGTAGACCTGCCCGGTGTATTGCTGGATCGGTATGGTCGTCGTGCGGGTCACCGTTGGCATATCGGCAGCGTCATAGTTGGACCCCGAGTTCTGCCGGGGCTTGACCGTCAAGACGACCTGCGGGTTGTTCGCCGTCGAACCGATGAAGTTCACGTCAGGCACGATACGCCAGACATACCCGAAAGTGTGTCCGTCTTGGATGTCGAAGTCCGACGATTCAGCATACGCCTCGATAGCGCGTGGCGTAGCGGTAGACAGATCGTCGTTGCCAAACTCATGCACCACGACCTGATTCGGGATGACAAAAGGTGCAGGTGTGTATGCAGTATGAGACGCTGCCGTGGTTCCGTTGACCCCTCGGATACAGCCTGTCAGAGTGTTACTGTTCTTACCGCTATAGGTGATCTGCTCGGAATCGATGGTGATGGTCCCTGCATTCGGATATGTCGAAGCGTCCGTCAGCGAGATCGTGGCGATGCTGGAGTTGATGTCGGACGACAGATACGACGTCTGGATGCTGAACACCGCAATCGGGTAGTTCCGCTGGGTGTGGTCCGCCCACGCAGTACGCACAAGCGTGCCGTAGTACCACGTCTTTTCCAGATAATTGTAGACCACATAGCGGTCGTTTACGGTGCTTGTAGCAGACGGGTAGCACCACCAGATTTCGTTGAACCCCTCATTGGCACCCGCAACGACCTGACCCATCTGGTCGAAATTGATATCGCTGAAGATGTACTGACGCAGGGTGCAGGGCAGCGTCTCGACGCGGCCTGAATACACGAAGAACTTGTCCCGCCCCATCCAGTAGACGACGTTGTTCACAGTCATCACGGCGTTCTGGGACGAGATGGTCACATCATGGTCAAGCGGATTGAACGACCAGACGAACGGCGGACCGACATACTGCATGGAGAAAAGCGCAGTATCGGTCCAGATGAGGATCTCCTGACGGGTGTTGGTAGCCGTCACGATGTAGGAACCGTGCGAGAGTTTGGTCTCACCGGACTGGTTCGTGGTCTCCGGCACCCACTCGTAGGCGTTGCCCTGATCTGCCCAACGGACGAGAAGCGGGTCGAATGCCGTGTTGAAGTTCGTAGGGTCGTAGGGCGTAGAGCCACAAGCGATGATGAAATCGTTGGTCGGAGAGTCGATGATGACGTTGACCTTGTTCGGGATGTGCTGCCCAGCAAAACTGAAATCGACCGGAGTGTTCGACAAGGATGAAGTGGTGGCGATGGAGATAGGCACCGAAGCGCTGCCGTCCCAAGCCGTGGTGACATACGCTCCTGCGGGGATCCCGGTACCCGTCACGATTGCGCCCGTGTTGATGCCCGAAGTGTCCGATACCGTGAGGGTTGTCACGCCCGAGCCAGCGGTCGCCGTGGTGCCGAACTTGATGGCTGCATTGGCCTTCGCTTCAAGCGTAACAGCCTTGTTCCAGTTACCGACGTCCAGCGTCCAGAAATAGATCTCGCCGCCCCGCTCCGCGAAGATGAGGTCGTCGTTGTAGTTGAACATCGACCAGAGCCGCATATTCACGCCGACACCGGAGACAGAACCCCAGCCGCCAGCACCCCACGGCGGACCGCCCCAACCCACACCAGAACTGTAAAGCGCATTGTCTGCGTTGATGTCGAAGGAGGCGATCACAACTGAGCCACCGCCTGTGGTCGTTGCGTTGGCAGGGGTGGAAGTGTAGATGGTGAAACTGTTCGCGTCAGGTACGGTCTGGATCTCGTACGCACCGTTCAAGGTCAGTCCAGCCACCGCTGTCGCGCCAGAGAAAGTGACATAGGTACCGCGAGTAGCCCCGTGGTTCGACGCGGTGACCGTGACGATCTTGCTGCCATTGGTCGTGGCAAAGGGGGCAGCGCCCAGAGCCAGAGTGCTACCGAGCGGCGTGATGTCGTAGTAGATCCCGCCCATCTCGACGTAGAACTTCTGGTTCGTCCCCATGCCAAGCAGGTTCTGGCCGAGCGTGGTCACCCAGTTCCAGACGTTGCGGCACACACCTTTGAAGGTGCTGCCCTCGGCATTCAGCCCCTGCCAGCCGCCGATCTTCTCAGCAAAACCTGAGCGCCACCGTACCTTGTCGCAGGCGTAGTACCCGCCTTCGTTGGCATACGATGTCGATTCCCGGTTTACACCGGGACGCAACTCAAGTTTTTGAAGGGGCATCCGTCACTCTCCGCCACTCAGGCTTGCCAATACCGCGAGAGAAGTGCGGAGTATCCACCAGACGGACTCCGTTGCCGCCCCATGAGTTCAAGGGATGGAGCGATTCCCAGTACGCCCCGAGGGGGGCGAGAACGCCCTTATCGTAGCACAACTTCCCGTCCTTGAAGAAGTTGAAGTCGATGGCGCGACGGGAGAGATGCAGGCTGTTCATGGTCCGGCTGCGACCCGCCTTGATGTGGATCTGCTGCTGCTCCGGGGTCCGGTAAAGTTCTCCCCCTGTGACGAGGAAGCCCATCTCCCGCGCCTTCTGGATGAGAAGGGCGACATCTTGCAGAAAGTCTGCCTGTTCTTCGACGTTGCTCACTTCATCATCTCCTTGATCTGGTCGGACTTGTCCCGGCTACCCTGCGACGAGCCGAAGTAGTACGAGATGATCTGGGTAGCGATGGCCGACAGGACGCCCAAGATGTAGATGAGAATGTCCTTGCGGGTCGGTTCCACAGGCTGATCATCGAACATCACGATGCCGAACAGACCGAAGGTCATCAGGAGAAGGGACAGCGCGAGAACGGGGGTCACGATCTTGTTGAGCAAGGGGGCTTTCTCAGAAGTGGAGATCTGTACCTCCCGCTCCCGCGCTGAATTCACATCCTTCATGTACAACTCAAGTTCGGCCAAGCCCAACTTGTTCTCTTCGATCTTGAGTCGGAGCAGTTCCTCTTCATGCTCCATCTCTGCGGACTTCAACCGGATGATCTCGTCAGCCGTCATGTCCGGCTTAAGTTCGACACCCAGTTTCTTCTCTACATACCCCTTGCCCTTGGCAAGGACGGCGTTGGCCACCAGCCCCAGCCCATTGGCAAGGAGCGGCTTCAGAAGTTCAAGGACTGCTGCTTGGATCATAGTGAGAATCCTACACTTTGTTCAGGAGGACGGATGGTGTTGTTGAACGGCGGGATGACAACGCTCCAATAAGTATAAGTGCTTGGATTAAGTCCGTTAACAATTAAAATACTTTGCGACCGTGGCTCGGCAGGTGGCGTGGCAAGTTGAAAAGCAGGAATCATAGCCATGATCTACTCCCAAAGAATGGCGAGTCTGTACGTACAAAGATTGTTAACTCCGTCATTTATTGCTCCGTAATAAGTGTCGTCAAGAATAAGATACCTACGTGGAGTTGTGCCTACAATAGTCGTTGTAAAAGTACTTAATGCTGGAGTTTCAGACCTTAATACGCTGCATACTTGCGTCGTAGGATACACTCTTGGGAAAGCCCCCCAATGCGCAAAACATTGAGTATCCGTATCAACAACAGACGAAGTAATGTTCTGCGGTACTACACAAAACTGCCCGTCTACAATAGTGTTGCTAGCGACGTTAGTTTGGAAATTAAGGCAAGCAGCATTTGGAAAGCGTGAATTACCAGAAGTATTAGATACGCCTCCCCAATAAACTACTACACCTACATTGTTCGCGTTTCCGTTAGCATCTGTTGTTTTGGCTATCGCCATTCCAGCCCAAATACCGTCGTTTCTAGCATTTTTCCATCCAAAAAACGCAAAAAATGTAGGTGTTAATACCATGTATGAGAAAAAATTACCCATACTTGGACTGGTACCTCCAGTACCCCAAGTAGTTGCATCAGTTACAGTTGCTCCTGTAAGCGTTCCTGAACCGTTACTTCCTGAACCTACACTTAGCCGCAAAGCAAGCCCTAGTGCCGATACTGAAGTACTACTACACCCATAGTCTATCCTTATAAAAACAGATGAATCTGAAAATCGCCAGATTTCATACCCCGCAAATAAACCCTGACCGGGCGATGTCACAGTAGTCCAGTTGATCTGCCCAGTATCGCTGGTTTGAATAAGACCAATTGATGCAAAACGTGAGGATAAATTGGACCCGTTAGCGCGAAAATCAGCGGTAGTAGTCGCGTTAAGAGATGACGACCAGACAAGAGTAGTCATGATTACTCCCAGAGCATCGCTAATTTGTAGTTAAATATTCCGCTATTATTAAAGGTATTTATGATCGCTCCGGCATTTGATAGATCTAAACCAAGATATGTTCTAGGAGTAGTGCCCACGATAGCGGTACTAAAAGTTGATCCAAAAGAGACTTCGTTTGTTACAACGGTACACACGCCAATTACTGGATATACGCGCGGAGTCGCCATCCAATGAGCAAAACATTGCGTGTCAGAACCTACTAGTGACGATGTAATATTAAAAGGCACCATACAATAAGTACCGACTCTATATGGACTAACATTTGGGGAGTCTTGCAACTGCATCGCAGTATTTGTCGCAAGATTTAAAATCTGATTTGGAGCATATTCTGCAATACCTGACTGGGTATTCCAATACACTATAGCGCCGTTATTTGTAAAAACGCCATTCGCGTCTACAGTTTTGCACACCGAAAAAAATACGTTTGACTTGTCTGGTGCCGCTGAATAATTGCTATAGCCTAAAAACCCAAAGTACCCACCTGTGTGGCACATATAAGAAGTTTTGGGCGTAGTTGCATTACTCAAGGCTCTTGAAAGAGATGCAATAACTGTACTGGTTACTGCGCCAGTCAAAGTGCCGGAACCGTTGCTACCTTGTCCTACTGCAATACGTATAGCAGGAGTAGACTGGTTAGATCCTGAACCGGACCCATATTCCCATCTCATAAAAATAGTAGAGTCTGCAAACCGCCAGATTTCGTACCCGGCAAAATTTCCAGCAGCGGGACGAGTCACCGTAGTCCAATTGATCTGACCAGTATCGCTAGTTTTGATAAGCCCAATCGATGCTAAACGCGAGGACAGATCAGACCCCCACGCCCTAAATGAGGCGTCATCTATACTATTAATTACTTGGTTCCAAACGAGCGTTGTCATGGAATGTCCTGCAACGTGATGTAGATCGTGACTTTGGAGAACACACTTGACGATTGAAGACGGAAAGTCAGCAGATCGCCGGGATTGAACGTAGTAGAAGTCCAGCCCGTAAAGTCGGTACTGAAAAGGTTTGTACCATTCGTGATCGTTGGTTTATTCGTGCCGCAGATACTGTTCAGCGAAGTCGGAATGGTAGGCTTCGCCGCTTTCCACAAGTCGATGACACAGGATCCCTGCGCGGCTTCAGTCAAAATGACGATTGAAGTGATCTGAGATTTGGAAGCGATCTCTACAGTTTGGCTAAGTGGAGCGACGATAGCCCCACCAAGCGTTGTAGCCCAACCTGCTCCGCGAGAAGCGCTGACAGTCTTGCTAACCGCGTTTTTGCTGCCATCAAGCATCAAGAACTGACCTGCCGTCAGCCCAGAAAACGTCGCCGTACCTGAGATGTCCACCGTATCAAGCGTGGTAGGTCCATTGACGTCCAAAGAGTCGGTTGTGACGCCCGCAATGGTGAGGTTCGGGAAGTAGTTGATGGCAGGGACCGCATCCGTCCCGTTGCAAACCAGCAACATCTTTCGCCCGTTGGGGATGGAGACTCCGGTCTGTCCGGAGACCTTGACCGTGACCTGCCCTGCCGAGGTGTTGTTGTAGATGAAGTAGAGTTTCCGGTTCGCCGGGATGACGAGATTGGTGTTCGCCCCGCCTGTCCCGGTCAACTCAATGGTCATGTTGCGGGCTACTGCATTCGACCCGTTGGGCATCGCCAAGACCGTGTCGATCCCCGTAGTAACCGCTTGAGTGACGTATCCCGAGATGGCCTGCTCGATGAGCGTGCCAAGATTCCGATTGGTCGTGTTACCCCACGAACCTGCCTGATCTTCGTTACCGATCAGTTCCAGCGCAAGATTTGATGAATATGTGCTTGCCATCGTCTACTGCCTCACGCTGCAATCTCTGTCCAGTTCGGGTTCTGCGTCGTAGGTATGTCGTTCCAATTCGGGGTCTGCGCCGTACCGATCCCTGTCCAGTTGGCGTTCTGGGTAGTGTTGATGATATCCCAAATGTCCACCCGGCTCACGTAGCCCGTAGCCTGCACACCCAGCGGGATGATGACCACCCCGAGGGACGCACCGACCGTACCGACCTGCCCCGTAGCGGAGACCCCGGTCACTTGGACCAGTACACGCTCGCCTACCTCGACAGTACCGACGTACCCCGTTACCTCCAGTCCGGTGACTTGGATGATGTTCTCGGAGATGACCGTGATGGCCCCGAGCGCCGTAGTACCCACGACCCCGGTAGGCTGGACAACCGTCTCAGCCAGTACTGTGACGGTACCAAGAGCGGTCGTGCCCACAACCCCGGTAGGCTGCACCAGCGCCGCAGCGGCGACCGCTACCGTCCCGACTTCACCTGTAGCCGAGACTCCCGTAGGGGTGACAAGCGCCACTCCGACGACCGTGACCGTGCCTACGGAGCCTGTAGCCGAGACCCCCGCGACCGCGAATACGCAGTCGGTGACAACTGTCTCGTTACCTATGACGCCAGTTGCTGAGACCCCGGTGACAAGGACCGTGACCCCAGCAGCCGCTGAGATATCGAACGCCGAGGTTGAGAACGCCGACGTCGAGAATGACGCCGACGAAAATGCGCTCACGGCGTTCCGCGCCAGAGATCTCCAGACGTGCCATCGCCATACACGGTGGCATTGTTCATCTTGGAGACGTTAACGCTCTCAATAGCCGCAACTACCTCCTCACGGACATCTGTCGGGTCAGCACCGCTGGCCGTGATGTGCAGAACGAAATCACCGAGGGTGTCGGTGTTGCCCGTAGTCAGAGCGATGCTGTACCAGCCATCACCGCGCTCAGTAACGGTTGGGCTGATGGATGCGAACGCCGCGCCGTTCTTCGAGAGCGTGATCGTGAGCGTGGCCCCGGTCTTGCCCGTGATGTGGTCAGACGAGTCCGTCATGAGGACCATCAGATTCCGCGTCGTATTCTGTTTAAGCATAGATCACCTGTTCACAACGCGAGAACGAGAATAGGTATTGCCGCTTGCAGCGGGCGGCGGGTAGTGCAGAAGGACGGCTTCGATGTCGTAGTTGACAAATGTCGAGGTGTTGCCGACAGCCTGCGTACCGGCAGTATTCACAAAAGTGCCAGCGACAAGGCCAAGGCCGTCGCCGGGCTTGATGATGATGCCCTTGCCGGGTTCTGCATCGAACATCATGTCGTCATTGAGGGTGCCGACGCGAACACCGCCCGGAGTCTCGCCTATGGCGCGAAAGTTCTGCGTCATCGTGGCGCGGTTGAAGGTTCCGGCGTCGATCTGCGCTTTGTTCCATCCTTGTATGGCTGTTCCGGCACCACCGTAAAGACTGCCGTGCGTCGTGTAATAGTCGGCCTGCCACTCGCCCGCGATGCGCGGCTGGAAGGAGCCGGACACGATTTGCAGCGCAGACGGGACGCTCTTGCTGGTGTCGGGTCGGATGGGCGTCACCGTGTTGCCACCGAGGGCAATTCCCGCGATACGACAGAGTCGTAACTGTGGAAGCGTAATCGCCTCGCCGTCCATCGGCAGCACCCAGAGTTTCACCGCCAGCGTCACGCCCGAGCCGCTGCCGTTGAAGATGGCGAAAGTTGCTTCGTTTAGTCGGCGGTCTGTCGAAAGGTCGGTCGAGCGGCAGATGTAAGTCGCCCCGGTTGCCGTGTTCGTCACGACGGCAGCAGTCTGCATCGAATGCTGCGTACCGTACTCGTCTTGGAAGATGGCGAGGCCCTGCCCTTCGCGCAGGATGATCGGCTCGACATCCGCATTCTCGCCGCCACGCCAGATGTCAGCATAGTGGGACTTCTGGTGCGTCACCATCGAGCCGCCGTAGGTGCGAGACGAGAACTGCGTGTTCGCCACCGTGCTGGAGTACGCCGGGGCGTCCGCGATGCGCCGGAAGATGTCGCTTGCAGTCACGCTGTCGGGGTCGTTGCGGACCAGTACCTGCGCCGGAAGCGCAGCGTCTGCCGTGTCCATGCGGATGGGCGTTATCGAATCGCCGCCCGACAGCGCGGTGATGCGACGGATGGACATGGCGGCAGAACGACCGACGCCCGCCGTCGTGTTCGACAGCGGCGCAGACGGCGACACCCGCAGCGACACCAACTCGAAATACCGCCGATCATCCGTCGTCTCGTTGTTGAAGATGCCAAGCAAGCCATCTTCCAACGGGCGGACATCGACAGCATCCAACTTGATGTACAGCGTCTCAGCCATCGCTTTGCAACTCCTTCACGACCTCAAAGCGCGAGTACCTGTCTTTTGTCGAACAACTTGGGCAAGTGACGGGGGGCGAAGAGCCGCCTACCCCGCCGTTGAGGTCCTGCTCAACACGGTTTGCCAACTCCTCCGACACCTGCCATTCATGGCCGCAGGTGATATGCCGGAGTGTCGCCATGTATTAAGTCGCCGCGTCGGTGAACTCGATTTCGAGGTCAGCCGTGCCAACCGCAGAGGTACCAGAGTGGAACAACTGGAAGCCCTGCGTAGCGCGGCAGGTGACAGGTTCGACGTTGGTGTCGCCGTAGCCCGCGTTCCAGATCTCCGCAAACGGCACCAGCGTCAGCCAGTTGGCCTGCGTGGTACCTGCAACGATAGGCTCCTCGTTCACGAACAGGAAGCGACGGAAGATATCCGTGCCAGTCGTCGTCTGGTTCGTTCCGCAGGTCGTGTTGGCGTCGAGGTTGCTGCTGTTCGTGTCGTGCTTGACCGGGGTGACCGCAGTACCAGCAGACGCTGCGGTGATTCGACGAACCTGCCCAGTCGTGATGACACCAGTTACCGCAGCGGTGCCGTTGTTGAACCAATACCCGCGATAGACGCGGATGATGCGCGCCGACGAGGTGCCATTGAACACGTTGAGCATATCCTTGCTGGACGCATAGGCGATACCGCCGCCCGTTGCTCTAAATGTCGCTGCCATGTCTTAAACTCCTAGAGTGATGATCTTTCCCGTACCCTGCGTGGTACGGAACACTTCGATTTCGCCGCTGCCGTCCATCTGCGACCCAGCAGCCCATTGCTGGACCTTGCCTTCGTTGAGCGCCTTCACGCTTGCATCGAGATCGTCCCGAGTATCTCCCGGCATCAAACCCAGACGTCGCGCAGCCTGCACCTTGAGCATAAACTCGATGCACTTTTTGACCGCCCACTCGGGCATCGGGGTCTCGGTACGGAGAAGCCACGACCCCAACGTCGGACGCCACTCCATCGCGGGCTGCTTGCGGAGCATCTCAGGCAATCCTGATGATGGCGTTGCTTGCGTCTGCCACCGGAAACTGGATGGTGAAGTTGCCGCCCGAAGACGACTTGTCGCTACCGAACGCCAGCACAGCCACCGCACGGTTCGACTGCGTGCTGTTGTAGATCAGCGCACCGTTCGCCGTGATGGTCGAAGTGGACCAAGTGGTGTCGTTGAAGTCGAGGAACGCCGTCGTACCCGACGAGGTCGGGGCCACCGTGGTCAGGGTGTTACCACCCGCCGAGTAGCCGCCGCCAGTCGCCACTTCGTTGGTCGTGGAGTATGCCGTGGTCGAGGCGTCGAGTGTAGCCGACGAAGTGTAGAGGGCGATCTTGAAGGTGTCCGCTGCCGTGGTACCACGGGTGACGGAAGTGCCGAAGGCGTGGAATCCGTTGAGGATCTCGACCTTGAAAGAGGTCGCCATTGCTTGGGTGATAGGCATCAGAGTTCTCCGATCAAATCTGCGATTTCAGGATACCCGGTCTCACGGAGACGGGCTTGGATGGTCATGCGCTCGTTGCGCTGGGCTTCATTGAGGTAGTGGACAAGCACCTTGCGGATGTTGTCCTTGAATGCGTGGGCCTGCGCGGAGACGAGCGGATGGCTCTTGTCCCCCACATAGATGATCTTGTCGAGGGCGCGGTCTGCGATCTCCTCAGCCGTGAACCCACGGTTCTCGGTCGTAAAGACCTTGACTACACCAAGCCCGCTGATCGATTCGATGCTCATGTGACAGGAGTCCTCACTTGGCCAGAACGGTAAGCATCCTGACGGTTGAGGCCGTCACCCAGACGCTTGAGTTGCGCGATACCCTCTTGGTACTTCGCCTCGTAGTTGTTGATCATGTCCCCCTCGCCTTTCAAGAAGGTATAGGCTTCGCGGAGACATCCGTACAGCAAGACCTGCTCAAAGTTGTCCCCCACCCAAGTATTACCTGCACTTACGATGGACTGTGGGTAGTAGTAATAGTGCAGTTCTACCTGATAGTTCGCATCAGGAGTGGGGCCTAGCAGCATACTGCCGTCATCCCAGATGGCGTAGTACTTCGGCTTCCCCTGCGTGCCCGGAGGGGGGTACGCCGCACGGATGAAGTTCACGTCCTTGTTGAGCAGGTACTCGTACTCGTTGGTCACCGGGGCGATCACCGCAATGGAGAACGTGGACAGCCAGTCATTCGGAAGGGACAAGTACTTCTGCCCCGACGTCATGACACCTGTCACGTTCTTACGGAGCGCAGGGATCTGAACGGAGTTGTAGATCCGCTCTTCTGCGATCTGCACGAAGTTCGGGATATTGGCTACAAAGGCTTGCTCTGTAGATTCGCAATAGTCCTGAATCGCGGTTGAAAGTTGGGTGTAGTTCATTACCAACCAGCAGAGAGTTTACCGCGCCTGTTGAGGTTGATCTGCGAGACGAACTTCTTGCCCTTCGTGGCTGCACCAGCACCACGCATGGTGGAATGCGTGATACCGACGTTGATGTCCTTTTCAGGGTAGCCGTTCTGGCCCGTGGACTCTTTGTTCGGCTTGATCTTGTCGTGCTTCATATCAGCCTCTCCCACGGGGCTTGCTGCGCTGGTTCATCACCCGCGCCATGTTGCGACCGTAGTTCTTCCGGTCAAGCGAGGTCGGACCGCCAGCCTTCATGCCGTGCATCCGCTTCTCGTGACCCTTCACAGCCTTGTCAGCAATCTGCTTCATCTTCATATGTTACTCCTAGTTCGTCACTACGGTGACGGTTCCTACCTGTCCACGGGCTACCAGATCATTGGGCGTCAGACCGTTGTCGTTCGCCCTCGCTCCACCAACGGGTGCCCAGCCCCATTGGATCATTCTACTACCACCTGCCCCGTCGTTACCCGGCGCGAAGTAACTCGTGTCCGGGCGGGGGTTCCTGAGTGCCTGCGGGTC